TTTATAGATTTAGAACAAATTGGAATTGTTATTCCAGGACAAACAAATGATTTAAATCAATCGATTGACCCATTGTTAGGTGATGAGTATTCAACATTAGGAGAAGCTCCAAACCAAACAACTTTAACTATTACTTATCGTGTAGGTGGTGGAATTAATTCAAATGTTCCATCTGGAGATGTAACCACTACACCAACCATAACAGCTCAAAACGGAAACACTTCTGCAACTCTAACAAGTGTTATAAACAATGCTCCAGCTCGTGGTGGTAAAGATGAAGAAGACATAGAAGAAATAAAAGAAAAAACTAAAGCATTTTTCTCTACACAAAACAGAGCAGTAACGAAAGAAGATTACGAAGCTAGAGTATTAAACTTACCAAGTAAATATGGAAATGTTGCAAAAGTATATGTATCAGCTAATTTTGAAAAAA